ATTCGACCTTGACCTTGAATATCAAATCTGGTAAAATCGATTTTATTAAAAACTTTAATGAAACGGCTGATCGTTTGGCTGGTAATCGATTCACTCCCGCTACAGATTCGATTGATGTAAATCCTTACTGGTATCATGAGCACTTCAGTGGTGTCGCTAAGAAATTTCTTCAAGAAATTATTCATGCAATGAATGCTGGCAATCATGATAACTCTGATATTCAGACAGATTACTTTGATGTTGGTTGGTATATCAGTGTTCATATCGGTCGCTGGAATCGTCCCTACGAATTGATTTCATGAGGTGATGAGATGCGCGGTATATATGTTGTAGTTTTGAGGGATGGGTGCCGAGTGGCTGCCCTTCCCGATTATGAAAATTTATTTGACGGATACTCCGAGAGTATGATAAGATATATCCATCGTGATAATTTTGTCGAAGCTTTCGGTTTTTGTGTTCCGATGACGGAGAAAGAATCTATTGAGTGTGCAAGAGTCATGGCAAAAGGCTATGGCGAATTGTGTGATGGCATTCGAGTTTTGACCGATTATCGTAATTTTACATTTCAGGAAATTAGAGATGGTGCGTATTCCAAAGATTGAAGAACCCAAATTCGACAAACCTTTGTCTAATCTGGATCTGATTAAATCATTAAATTGGTATCATGAAAATAAGGAGTCCCGCGAGGCTCCTAAATTCGTTGCTGATTTCATGAAGAAGAATAAGATTGAAGGTAAAATTGATTCATCTAAAGTTTCACCAACTCTCGGCTGGTTGTGTAGACTGAATTTTAATGGTAATGATATTGGAGAATCGAGTCTTAAATTTATTCGCGATTCAATTCCTAAAGTTCTCGAAAAGACTAAAGTGGTCGTGGATGTTCTAAAAGGACCTTCGATTCAGGATCGCATGACTGAAAAAGTTGGTGAGATTGCTGGTGAACTAGAAGGTGCGATTGATGATTTTATTTTGAGCAACTACAAAGATCAAAAGTCTCCTTTTGCTTTGATGCAAGATCGTGCTAAAGGAATGCATGCCAATCGCATCGTTGAAATTTTCAAGCGCCGTCGAGCCGAGTTTGATTATGTTCTAACAGCCAAAGAACCGGATATCAAAGAAGCATATTCGAATTTTAATAAGTCACAATTGAAGAAACTTGTGGCTTATTGTGATATGATCATCATGGATGCCATGAAAATTTCGGGTGAAGCTAAATCTATTCGGAAGCCTCGTAAGCGCAAAGTTAAAACGCCTCAACAATTAATTTCTAAGCTTAATTTTCTGAAAGAGTGTGAAGAGTATAAATTAAATTCTGTTGATCCGAAGAAGATCATTGGTGCAACTCAACTCTGGGTATTCAATGTCAAATACAAAAAGATTGGCGTATATCATGCAGAAGATGCATCAGGTTTTACAATTAAGGGTTCATCGATTTTGAATTTCAGTGAATCCAAGTCAATTACAAAATCTGTACGAAAGCCTAATGATGTTTTAACTATTATTAAAGATGGTGGTAAAGTCGCTTTAAGGAATTTGATGTCATCACTAAAAACAAAGGAAACACTCTTGACAGGAAGGATTAATAAAGATATAATTCTTCTCCGTGTCTCATAGAGTTAAAAATAAAATGTTAATTTTTGATTTCAATCAGGTGGTTCTATCTAATTTGATGGAACAAATTGGTTACTCCAAAACCGCTGTCGATGAGAGTTTGGTTCGACATATGGTTTTGAATACCATTCGTGCTAATGTTAAAAAATTTAAAGAGTATGGTGAAGTAGTAATTGCTTGTGATAACAAGCGTTATTGGCGCCGCGAGATTTTTCCTGCATACAAAGCCAATAGAAAAAAGAATCGTGAAGCTTCAGGTCATGATTGGACAACAATTTTTGAATGTATGTCTAAGATTCGACAAGAACTCAAAGATAATTCTCCATACAAAGTAATTGATGTTGATGGTGCTGAAGCTGATGATGTAATCGGTGCACTGGTTCGCGAATATTCTTATCGTGAACCTATTATGATTTTGTCCTCAGATAAAGATTTTGTTCAACTACAATCGTATAGCAATGTTAAACAATATTCACCTACACTGAAAAAACATATTAAGACAGATGATCCAAAAGAGCAGTTGAGGGAACTGATTATTCGTGGTGATAGTGGTGATGGAATTCCAAATGTATTGTCATCCGACAATTGTTTGGTTGAAGGTGTTCGACAGAAGCCTATCACGAAGAAAGTATTTCTTCAGTTGATGGATATTACTCAACCAACTAATGAATCGATTGCTAGAAATTGGAATCGAAATAGTATGCTTATTGATTTGAATAGAATTCCCGATTCAATCAATAAAAGTATCATAGATACATATAGTGGGGTGAAGCCTGCTTCACGCCAACAATTCATGAATTATATGATTCAGAACAGACTGAAAAATTTACTTGAGGTGATCGATGAGTTCTAGCCTACTATATCACGAAATTATTGATCAATTCAATAATACACAAAAACGTTCGGAAAAAATTTCCGTTTTACAGAAACATTCCGACAAAAACTTTATCACATTTTTGCAATACGCTTTTGATCCATCAATTGTTTTTGATGTTGAAATTCCCAACTATAGACCGTCAGTTAATCCTGCGGGACTGAATGAAACATATCTTCACAATGAAGTGCAGAAGATGTATCGTTTCATTAAAGATCATCCTAAACGTCCGAACGGACTAACTCCACAGAAACAAAAAAATCTATTGACTGTTGTTTTAGAATCATTACACAAAGAAGAAGCGGACTTATTTGTTCGTTGTCTGAAAAAAGATTTGAAAGTTCCGTTTCTAACTCCTAAGTTGATCTTAGAGGCTTTTCCTAATACGGGCTTTGGACAAAAATGAAAGTTGCAGTTGTTACTCCTACGATAGGCACTTCCTATCTGTCTGATTGTCTGAATTCAGTTGAATCTCAAACGTATGAAAATTTAACTCACTATATTTTTCTTGATGGTGAAGAGGAATATGGTTCAAATATTTGGCATCAACTCGACGGCTTTTCTAAAGTAAAGACTATTCGATTGCAAGAAAATATTGGTAAAGGATGGTATGGTCATCGTGTGTATGCAGCATCATCCTTTCTGGTAAATGCGGATATCATTTGTTATCTTGATGAAGATAATTGGATCGAACCTGATCATGTAGAAAGTCTTGTTTCTGCAATTCAGAAACATGATCTACAATGGGCATACAGTCTTAGAAAAATATATGACAAAGAAGGTAATTATCTTTGTGAAGATAATTGTGAATCATTGGGGAAATGGCCTGTCTATTTTGATAACAATGTCAACCATATCGATACTTCTTGCTATGCAGTAAAAAGAGATGTCGCTGTGAATGTTGGTCATGCTTGGTATGGCCAGTGGGGTGCAGATAGAAAATTCTTTTTCAATCTAGCAAAATACTTTCCTCAGTTTGATTGCACAACTAAGCACACAGTTTGTTACAGATTGGATAGTAATTCGAATTCAGTATCAAAAGAATTTTTTGAAAATGGCAATAAAGAAAACATTTTAAAATATGGTGGTAAATTTCCATGGAAGCAAGATTCGAATGAATTCTATATTGGTCCTGGGATAACTATTGTTTCTTAGTTTTAGTTTGACTGATTTTGTGTTTAGTTTCATCAGAAAGATTTTGACCTTTTCTAGACGCAGAAATTTTTCTTTTTGTTTCCTCACTTCTAGGTTTACCGATTTTAGCCAAACTAATTGATAATTTATGTTCATCAGATAAGGGTCTTCCAATTTGTTTATCGCTAATCTTTTTTCTCTGTTCGGATGTTAGTTTTTTACCAAACATAGGATTATTTTCACCAATGTTGAGTTCTCTTAGCAATTTTTTCGTTTCGTTAGTGTGGGTTTTTCCTGTCCAAAAATTACAACCTTTAGAGAATTGTTTTTTTTCTGGAAGTGTTTCTTTTGCCCAGTCTCGGAGTTCGAATAGAACCTCATCTTCTGGGTTAGGAGAATATATATTCATGCTGACATTCCTTTACAATGTTAGAGTAGGTGCGAGCGGGAACTCGGCGACCTACACCTATTTATAAGGATTTATTATGAAAAATGCTCTTGTGACTGGAGGTTCCGGGTATCTCGGTAGTTTTCTCTGCAAACGATTAAAAAAGGAAGGATGGAATGTTATCATATATGATAATAAGCCTCCTCGTCATACTTACTTTGACGATTTAATTCTCGATGATATTTTAAATCGCGAGATGGTTCGAACTGTCTTTCGTATTAATAATATCGATGCAGTATTTCATCTTGCGGGACGAATTGAAGTTGGACTGTCTTTTGAGGATCCTACGAAATTTTGGGAAGTAAATGTTGGTGGAACTTTGATCGTTCTCGATGCAATGAAGAGATATGGATGTAGAACAATCTTTTTTTCATCTACAGCAGGTGTTTATTTTTGTGGATCAATTCCTGTTGATGAAGATGAGTGTACAACTGACAATTCTGTTTATTCGAATACCAAACTTTGCTGCGAGCGGGCTATTGAAGATTCTGGTTTGAACTATGTTATTTTTAGATACTTCAATCTTGCTGGTGCAGATGATGAGTTGGGCGAAAATCATGATCCAGAGACACATCTAATTCCTCTAATTCTCGGAAATCTAAATAACGTTACAATCAATGGTGATGATTATTCAACACCGGACGGAACTTGTGTTCGAGATTACGTTCATGTTTTAGATGTTGTTGATGCACACATTGAAGCTTTGAAATTGAAAGAAAAAAATATTTTAGTTAATTTGGGATCAGGTGTCGGATATAGCAACTTAGAGGTTGTACAGACAATTGAAAAAGTTACTGGAGAAAAAGTAAATTATAAAATTGGACCGAGAAGAGAAGGTGATCCAGATTTTCTGGTAGCCAATATCGACCTAGCCAAAAAACTATTGAATTATGAGCCAAAACATGACATCGAATCAATCATCAAAACTGCGTATGCTTGGCAGAAAAAAAGAACCTCTTGATACGATTAGTTTCTCCGTACAGGACAAAATTGAATCTGATTTTTTAAAACAACACATTCATTTTTTGTTTGGAGAAATTGATGAGTACAATATCACCAGAGCCATACAGTGGATATTGTACGAGAACAATCTGGAAGAAAAAAATAAAACTCTACAACTATTCATCAATTCACCAGGTGGCGATTTGTATCAAGCCTTCGCACTTATTGATGCAATGAGTTGGAGTAAAGTACCAATCAGAACCATAGGTCTTGGAACTGTAATGTCAGCAGCATTTTTAATTTTTGCTTCGGGTGAAAAAGGTGAAAGGTTCATTTCAAAAAACTGTGGAATAATGTGCCATCAATACACAGATTTCTTTGAAGGAAAATATCACGACCTAGAATCGTATAGGAAAGAAACGGAATTGTGCATCCAAAGAATGACAAATGTTTTGCAGTCAGCTACAACTTTGGATGCAAAAGGTGTTAAGACCAAACTTCTCGCGCCTAGTGATGTTTGGCTAACAGCAGAAGAGTTGATAAAACTAGGCGCAGCGGATCATATCATCTAAAAGGAGAAGAGGTTACTAAAATGATCGGTGGAATTAAAGTAGAACGTATTCAAAAGACCAAGTTTCGCAAAAATAGCGAACGACAAGATGAACAGTTTCAGCAGCAAAAAAAGAAACATCATGACAAGTCATACTACCGTTTAGCAAAAGAAGAGGGCGATTATGGCGATCTCCAATTATATTCGAAAAAGAATCGAAGAACTTGAGGAACAAATTCAAAGAAGTCGAGGTGATGTTGAATTTCTGAAAACGGAATTACATCGTCTGAAATTTCAAGAATTTGAGGAAGACATGCGGGAAGAGAGCAATAGAAGACTTCTTCAGGAATAGTTGTAAAAAAACAACACAGGTTGACATCGTTTCCTCTTGTGTTATAATCTATACATGATGAAAATTCCTTCAGTTGGCTCTACCGTCGATGTGACTGTTCGATATCGGTCCATTAATATTTTTTCGACCTCACCTTTCGATGAAAATCGTTATACTGGTGTTGTTGTAAAGAATGCTAAGTGGGTTGATGCAGATAGTTTTTCACTTCAAACGCAGGACAAAGAACATCCTGTAAAAATCATAAACATTAGTCGCGTACACGATTTAAAAATCATCAATGGTGCATCGATTAATGTAAGACGGTTCAACGTCAAAGGAAAAGGCGGTACTTATATCGTAACCAAGAGTGGGAAAAACTATTCTTGCACTTGTGTTGGTTTCAAGTATCATTCCAAATGTAAACACATAACCGCAGTTTCTAATATCTTGGAGTAAAATATGGATTGTTTTGAAATGATGGTATCTGAAATTATTCGTTTGAATTCCGATGAACCCCTTCGAACTGAGCAAGAATCTTGTCTCTATGTTGAAAAACTTATGTTGTTCGGATACAACATTACCAAGGATGTAAAATGACAGAATTTGCTTTTTATCTGGATGCATGGTATCATTGCTATAAGAATAAAATTCCTTTGAATAATATTTATCGTAAAGACTGGAAAACCTGGGCACTCAAATGATGATCTATGTGAATGACCGATCCCGAAAGGTCAAGAAGCCTACTAAACAATCAACAATCGAATATCAAGCTTGGCTTGATAGTGTGAACACTCAACGGACTTCCTTTTCGAAGACACCAGTTAAGTGTGTGAAGAAGTCCTTTTCTTTTGGTCCTAAAGTTCCTCCTGGTCGTGAAACACCACGATATCCTAGTGTAGACTCTGGTGGTGGTTCTACAACTAAACCTATCCATGGCAAAGTTTATACTGGTAGTTTAATGAAAGGTATTGGAACGTTACATAAAAGTAACGCTGTTCCTATCTTCACTGACGAGGAAGCTCGGGATCAAGCTTCTATGCGTAGGTAATATGGATGTTCAACTGATCACAATTTTTGTCTCCGGTGCGTTCCTAGGGGCTCTTCTGGGACGTTTCCTGACTTTCTTTGTGTTATCGGGAGCACTCGTAGTGATGTTGATCTTTAAGTTGTTTTAATTGTGTTGTTTTTTCGCAACAAAGTGGTAAAAAACTTGACTGTTTTCTCTCTGTGTGTTAAACTTTTATTTTTAAACAATGGAGTATATCATGGGTCGTAAAGCAAAACCTGGCAACATGGCACCTTTCGAAAAGATTCTCAATCTGATGGTCACTGGTGAACCAGTCACAAAAGAAGAAATTGAAATTCTTCTTGGTGATGAACTTCAAATGTATCTCGTTTCTGCATATATGTGGCATGTAAAAACCACTGCAAAAGGCATTGTTCGTGTTTACAAAGATGGTCGAAATGTTCTAGCATATCAACTTATTAATACCGCTGATGGTATTAAATATCTGAAAGATAAAAATATTTACTTTGCTGGCGATGATGACATTCAGCCTGTGCAAACTCTTGATGAACTGAAATCGGAACCAGAAATCGTCGTTGCTGAACCAACACCTGTGACTTCTAAGAATGAAGAAATTCTTGTCGTAACAGAAATTACAGATGAACAACCAGTATGAATATTTTCTACCTAGATTCTGATCCACAAATCTGTGCGGAAATGCATCTCGATAAACATGTTGTGAAAATGATTATTGAGTATGCACAATTGATGTCTACTGCACACCGTTTGCTTGATGGTGTTCCATATCTGGACAAAACTGCAAACGGTCGCAACATCAAACGATGGCGATTAGAAGAACCGAACGAATCTGTGATGATGAAGGCTTCACATATCAATCATCCATCAGCAGTATGGACTCGTTCAAACAAACAGAATTACATCTGGTTACAGAGAATGTGGTTTTATTTGTGTAAAGAATATACTTATCGCTATGGTAAAATTCATGCTGTAGAAAAGCGTATGGCTGAAGCATTGTATGTTTGGCCTAGTAACATTTCGAATGGAGATTTTTGTCCTCCTACTCCAGCTATGCCAGATGAATGTAAAGTTCCTGGAAATGTTTTGGAATCGTATCATCGATACTATCGTGAACGAAAAAATCATTTTGCGAAATGGACTAAACGAGAAATTCCTTCTTGGTATCAAACTATATAATCATATGCCTACATATACTTTTAAAAATAAAGAAACTGGTGAAATTGTAGAGAAAGTGATGAAAATATCAGAGTATGATACTTTCATGTCTTCAAATCCACATTTCGAACGGTATCATGAATCCACTGGTGTTGCGATAGTTGATCCTGCATCAGTTGGCTTGCTCAAACCTCCATCAGACTTCCAAAAATACGTCATTGATGGTATTCAACGAAGAAACCCCGGAGCATCGAGAGGAAGTAAATACGGAATTCCCAAAGAATGGTAATAAACTTTTAAGGAGAGCGTATGTCTAGAAGAGCGAACACTAAAATAAAACTAGCAGAAGAACAAGAAGTAAAACAGCAAAATGCACTAAAGCTTAGACTAGACGATCTTAAAGTCTTTGAACCATTAACAGACAATCAAAAAAAGTTTTTTGATGCATATAAAAGAGGCGACTATTTCGTAGCACTTCATGGAGTAGCTGGAACAGGAAAAACTTTTTGTGCAATGTACAAAGCACTTGAAGAAGTTCTCGATAAAACAAATCCATTCAATAAAATAATTATTGTTCGTTCCGCTGTTCAATCCAGAGAAATTGGACATTTGCCCGGTGATGTTACGGAAAAGATGGAGATTTATCAGCAACCTTATCAACAAATTTGTGAGACTCTTTTCGGAAGAAAGGATGCTTATCAGAGATTGTCTGAACAAGGATATATCGAATTCATCTCAACATCTTTTATTCGAGGAATGAGTTTTGATGATGCAATCATTATTGTCGATGAGATGCAGAATCTTACTTTTGAGGAGATCGATACCGTTATGACTCGTGTTGGTTATCGGTCAAAAATTATTTGGTGTGGTGATTATAGACAGACAGATTTAAATAAGAAGAAAAATGATATGAGCGGTATTTTAAAATTTTTTGATATTGCTATGCACATGGATGCCTTTACTAAAATTGAATTTACACCAGATGATATTGTTAGATCATCTTTAGTTAAGGACTATATTTTAGCTAAACTTAGATATGAAGATGCTGTTGAATGAACTTCACATATGAAAAAATTTCTCAACTAGATTTTGATCTTGAGTCTGAAACGACTGAGAATGGAAGAATTTATATTACTCCGGAAGGCAATCGATATCCATCGATAACAACAGTTTTATCCGCAACAGATTCGAAAGAAGGATTGATTGCATGGAGAGAGCGTATTGGAGAAGATGAATCTAATAAAATTATGGGACGATCCGCTCGACGAGGAACAGAATTACATTCGATTTGTGAGAAATATCTATTGAATGAAATGTCGCCGATTAAGTTGAGAATGATGATGCCCCATGTGAAGGAATTGTTCTATAAAATTAAACCTTTTATAGATGAAAATGTCACCAAAGTGCATGGACTAGAACAGGCACTTTATTCTGATGTATTAAAAATTGCAGGTAGAACTGATTGCATTTGTGAGTGGAATGGAAAGTTGTCGATTTTAGATTTTAAAAATTCCATCAAGGCGAAAAAAGAGGAGTATATTGAGAATTATTTTTTACAATGTACGGCATATGCTTTGATGTTCGAACATATAGTTAAGCAATCTATTGATCAAATTGTCATATTGATTGGTGTTGAACAGGAATCAGGTCAAATATTCATAAAAAGAAAAGATGATTATGTTGAAAATTTAATGAGTAGAATAAATACTATTATAATTTCATAGAAAGATGATATGACAATATCAATAGATGATTATAATATTACATATAACGATAATAGTGTAGAGAATTCTGCAAGATCGGGAATGAGAGCTATATTTCTTTATGGACGATCTACTGTAGGAGGTTCACCTTTGGGAATAGCAAATCTGGTGAGCAATTTCGGAAATATTTTTAGTGATATAAGTTTTGGTGGAAATGCTGTTCAATCAGGCGCCGCGTCCACCTATGGTGGCGATAGATGTATATCTGGATTTGGTTATTTCACATCAAGTTCAACAAATGTAAGTACGCGAGTCAGTGAATTGGGAGCACTTTTAAGTACCAATACAGGAGTAGGCACCGCTCGTAATGGACTAGCCGGGGCAGGATATGGTGATGGTTTGGGAATATTTGCATATGGCTATAATGGCAGTAATCTATCACTAAAAAATCTTGTTTCGCAAATCGGAATCGTTGCCACAGACGTAACGGGTGTTGGAACAGCTAGATTCAGTTTGGCTGCTGCTACATATGGCGGTGATAAGGCTATTTTTGGATATGGAACAACATCTGTTGGAGGAAACCCTGCGGTATCAATGACTAATCTGGTATCGAACGCTGGTGTCGTTGCTACAGATACAACAGGCGTAGGCACGGCTCGTCATGTACTAGCAGCAGCAGGATATGGTGGTGATAAGGCTATTTTTGGATATGGAGCAACAACTGCTAGTTTGTCAATGACTAATCTAGTGTCGAATGCTGGAGTTGTTGCTACAGACACGACAGGTGTTGGTACAATTAGAAGTGCCCTAGCTGCTGCTACATATGGCGGTGATAAGGCTATTTTTGGATATGGTTCTAATTGGCTAACAAGTGCTATGTATTCAATAACAAATTTAGTATCCAATGTTGGTGTTGTTGCGACGGATACTACAGGTGTTGGTACAGCAAGAGAATATCTTGTGGCTTCAAGTTTTGGACCATAAAACATTATGACTATTTCTATAACTGGTACAGAAATTACCTTTGATAATGGCTCTACTAGAACTTCTGCAGGGTGGGCGCGGCGTGCAATTTTTGCTTATGGATTTTATTTAGCATCAAGAAATGAAGTAATACTAGTTAGTGAAACTGGTATTTCCGGAGTTGATTTATCTGGAGTTGGTACAGCAAGAGTATACTTAGCAGCAGCGAGTTTTGGTAGAGAAAGGGCTATATTCGGATACGGCAGAAATGACTCCGTTGTTTATCAGACCGCTACTAATATTGTGGATTTTAGAGGAACACAAGCATCAGATGTAACTGGAATAGGTACTGCCAGAAGCGAACTTGCTGCTGCCACATATGGTGTTGATAAGGCTATTTTTGGATATGGATTCAATGACAATGATCAGTCATTGACGAATCTAGTATCTAATATAGGTGTTGTTGCTACAGATACTACTGGTGTAGGAACAGCAAGGAGGCAAATAACAGCATCATCTTATGGTGGTGATAAGGCTATATTTGGATATGGATTTAGTGGCGGCGGTTTGTCTATTACTAATTTAGTATCTAATACAGGGGTTGTTGCTACCGACACTACAGGAGTTGGTACAGCTAGATTAGCATTAGCAGCAGCAGGATACGGCGGTGATAAGGCTATATTTGGATATGGATATAGTAGTGATTATACATCTATAACAAATCTTGTATCAAACACAGGTGTTGTTGCTACAGATACTACAGGTGTTGGTACTGCGCGAGCTAGTTTAGCAGCGGCAGGGTATGGTGGTGATAAAGCTATATTTGGTTATGGAACTAATGGTGCTGGTACTTATTCAACAGTAAGAAATTTAGTTTCTAATACAGGTGTTGTTGCTACAGATCAATCGGGTACAGGCAGTGGTAAATATGGTCTTGCGGCAGCAAGTTATAGTTCATAAATGTAAAGGATTAATATGCCTATACTAAGAACAGGACTTAGTATAACATACGCTGATAATAGTATTATTACAACTGCTAAAAACAGACGCAGAGGACTATTTGCGTATGGTTATCAAGGAGTTAGTAATGTTACTACAAGAAATTTTATTTCATCAACAGGAATTACTTCAGGAGACTTGAGCAGTTCAGGAACTGCTCGTCGGGGTATTGCTGGAGCAAGTTATGGAGGTGATAGAGCCATAATCGGATATGGAGTTAGCTCTACATCAACATTAAATAGTACAACAAATAGAATTTCAAATTTAGGTGTAATAGCCACAAACACTACCGGAGTTGGTACAATTAGATGGCAATTAGCAGCGGCAGGGTACGGTGGTGATAAAGCCATATTTGGTTACGGAACTAATAGTACAGGAGGTGGAAGTGGTTTATCAATGACCAATTTAGTATCTAATACAGGTATTACTTCTACAGATACAGCTGGTGTAGGTACACCTAGATACTTATTAGCAGCGGCAGGGTATGGTGGTGATAAAGCTATATTTGGTTATGGTAGTACAGGAACCTCAACAACAGTGACTAATTTAGTATCTAATACAGGGGTTGTTGCTACTGACACTACAGGAGTTGGTACTGGTAAAATAGGATTAGCAGCGGCAGGGTATGGGGGTGATAAAGCTATATTTAGTATTGGTAGTGCATCAAATTTAGTGTCTAATACAGGGGTTGTTTCTACAGATACAACTGATGTTGGAACATCTAAATGGTTGTTAGCAGCAACAGGATATGGTGATGATAAAGCTATATTTGGATTTGGAGCAAATCCTGCTGGTAGTGATTATTATTCAACGACAAATCGAGTATCAAATTTGGGAGTTGTTGGATCTGATATTACGGGTGTTGGTACTGCTCGTTCTTTGCTTGCAGCAGCAAGTTATAATTAAAATTGTATATTTTATATTAGGAGTTTTTAAATGGCAGCAAAATTGAATTCGGAGTTTAATTATCGATATCAAGTTATGGGTGATACCGTATGGGAAAAAATTAAACATCTTCAAAATTTTTTAGTTGGACGAAAACGTGCAGAAGCACTGGAACAAGTTGCTGAATTAAAGTTTCAAGCTAAAAAGGCGGAGTTGCAACATCTAAAAGATAGTAATGCATTATCTCATCTGATTTTAAATCTTCAAGCTGAAATTATTGAAATTGAATCTGTTCAAGAAGATCAAAAAAATAATTTCGCAATTAATAAACAAGAAATCAGAATTTTAGAAAAACTTTTAGATGAGCTTTTTATTTTAGCTGAACCTACGAGACTAAAACATCCTGATGGTACACCATTCACTGATGAGGAGATGTTTGAAGCGAATGCTGCTAATGAGTTTACTGTTATGATTGGAAGAGAAATACAAGCAGAAATTATTGCAAATGGAAGACCTTCTCCTGCAAAATTAAAAAATGCAATGTCAAATCCATATACTTTTGCAGCCTTACAGCAGATTGGACTAGTTCCTAAAGAAGCAGTTTTGCTTGAAGGTAATGTAGATCCTCTTCGCATCGAATTGCGTCCTTCGCCATCTTGTGTACAGTTGGAAAATAATCAAGTAAAAGTAGAGCTTTTGGGAGAAAACTAATGTTTCATCTTTGTTCATTGGAATCAGAAGATGTTCCATCCATATTTGGTGTTTTTGGAATACCGGGAAGAGGTGAGTCTTCTCCTCCAAAGTATCCGAATATTCAAACTGTCGTTTTAGGACAAAAACAGGAAGAAACGGGAGGTGTTTCTAGTTATTTACTCTTCTCTGATACTTTGGTTGATGAATTAACTAAACACGATTCTATACCCGATGGATACGAATTTATTTTTAGACAGGAATGGGGTTTAACGATCACGGAAGAAATTTTACATCGAGTCATCGAAACACTCAGAAAGGAATCTTATCCACCAATGGCAGATTATCTGGACGCTATTGTTAAAAATGACCAAGAGCAATTAGAAAAATATCTGTCAGATTGTCTAGCAGTTAAAACTAAATATCCAAAGTTTTCTTGGTAAAGACTTGCCAAGCAAGAATTATTATGATATAGTGTGAGTATGATCGTATGAAGTTAACTGAAAAGTGTCTCGGACGGCGGTTCGATTCCGCCCAGGTCCACCAGAAAACTCTTTGAGTAGCTACACTAGATAAACAGAAAAACTTGCTAAAGTCGACCAAAGCAAGGACCTTCTAGGAAGAAGGGCTACCATGATTTCAAGTATCGCAGAGAGTTTTCTGATGGGCCTGACCTGGTTTCGACGGGGCAATAAGTAAGAAGATGGACGATTCGACACAGATAGTCGTTAAAAGTAAAAAAACGTAAATGCAAACGAAAGCGTCTTTGACGTAGCATTGGCTGCCTAAACACAGCCTAGGGTTTCGGTGGGTTTCCTCGTAACAGAATAACCCACCATTCAAAGGAGATCATTGATGCATTTTATGAAACTTGTTTTCATAGGCATTCTTGGATACTATTTCGCGCAACACTTTCATATACTAGTCGATCAAAAATTTGAAGAGGTTAAAGAGAGTAAACATCCGCCATATGTCACAATGGCTCAACGCGAAAAAGAACTTGACTGTCTAACGAAAAACATATATTATGAAGCAGGAACAGAACCTTTCGAAGGCAAAGTAGCTGTTGCTCAAGTAACCATCAATAGAACTAAATCAGGTAAATTTCCAAAAGATATTTGTGCAGTTGTATATGAACGAAATTTAGTGTACAATAACCTTATCTGTCAGTTTAGTTGGTACTGTGATTCAAAAGCGAAAGTGAGGCCCATCCATGCAGCAACCTATAAAGAATCCGAGGCTGTGGCTAAAAAGGTACTTCTCGAAGGATTCAAACTTGACATTATCAAAGAGGACACATTATACTATCATGCAGACTACATCAACCCAGGATGGAAAAGACAAAGAGTTGCCAAAATTGGAAAACACATCTTCTACAAAGGCTGATTGGCAAGAAAGACTTTTAACCTTTCGAGAAGGAATCAAACATTTTTTTGAACATAAGTTGAAGCCTAGTACAGCGGAATCGATTGGGTGGCTCGGTATTGTTTTACTTCATGCCTCACTTATTCCAACTTTTCTTGCTATAATGGCTGGCATAACAGACAAGACTCCTCCTATCGATCTTGTTTTGTTTATGTGGGGAGCTTTAGTTATGGGATTTATTCGTGCTGCCATTTTGAAAGACACAATAAACGTTCTTACAATTGGTGCAGGTTTTATTGTTAATTCTGTATTTCTTGCTTTGATTTTGTTTAAATGAGTTCATTAGAGAAAATTTTAGCCGACCTGAGATCAGGAGTAATTTCTAAACCAATCGTTAGGCCTAGAAGGTGGAAATTGAACTCGGGTCGTAGAAAAAAGAGAGTATTGAAAAGATTTGTTTGGGATTCTTATGACTTTCCGGCTCCCATTTTGAGGAATAATATGGAAGATAATAGTATTTTTGTTGGTGCATCAGACTTTTCCGATTATGTTTTTAGTAAGATGATGAAGGAGCGTTATGACTCCGATTTGTCTACCATCAATGAAGAATTGAAGTTGC